CTTGTAAATATCTCGCTATAATGTGCGCGGGAAATGTCGGACACTGTAAACTCACCGGAGATAAACGGCGTTACTTCTTCAATTATTCGTGCTTCTGCTTCGGTAAAACTTAGCGCATCGACCAAATACGGTTCAGTTACCTTCTTTTGCATCCCGTTTTCCATTACTTTCTCGTAACGGATTTTACATAAAAACCAAGTGTGCATAATTTCGTGTTTATTAAAGTGTTTATAAAAATGTGATTAATCGTGTTGTGTTAGTGTTGTGACGGTACTTTATTCGTCAGTTTCCTTAATTCCTTCCGTATCTTATAAATCTGATTTTTAACCGGAACACTGTTTTTCGCTTCCGGCTTTAATGCCTCGATCTGCATCTTTAATTTTAAAACCTCTTTTGCCTTATCGACACAATCAAGCAAGTCCAGACCGGAACGGATAGATTCGTCTATCATCTCGCTAGCCAACCGGATTCGATCATAGAGTTTCTTTATATTATCCGCGTGGTTGGCGCGATTCATTTCAAGTATTCGACCTTCATTTGTATAGCCGTCATAAATGACATAATACAATTTGTCTACGTCCGGGCGACCTAAAAAGTGTCCGAGGAATTGCCAATAGTATTCGTCTTTTTCGTCGATGGTATTTCCGAATTGCAGTGATTCGATTTTTCCTTGCGACATCGGGCACTTGATTTCGCCCAGAGCGATAACTTTTCCATCAAATCCGTATACATAGAAATCGGGTGAATCTCCGAATCCTTCAAACGGTTCATTGAAAACAATGTCCTTAAAATCGGTTGTACACGACTTGATTTCGTTCATTAACTGGCTCCGTACCCATTCGACTGCTAGCGGTTCGTTTTCATGTCCCCAATCAAACGCCTTGTTACTTCCGTTTTCTCGCATCGTCCCGGTTCTACGCTCGTACCGTACTAAATACATCGCGTCTAACGCGGCTTTGCCAAAGGGACAACCTTTGCCCGCTTTCATCAGATCGGGAAGCGTAGAGGCGGTTATTTTGCCCCGTCTCTTTTCCTTCCATTCGATTTCTTTTTGTTCACTTGATTTCATGTGCTACTAATTCTTTGATTTGTTCTTTAGTTAGTTTATATTTCGTCTGGACTTGCGCGACCGTAAAACCGCCCGCCAGACCGTCGAGGATATTTTTCCAGATTGCCGATCCGGTTTCAACCGTAGGCAATGAGTTTTCTACTTTCGGAATGAATGGACGAATACGGAGCGAATCAACCTTTTCGCCGAAAGCGTCAACCATTACCGAACCGATTTGGATTTGCTTATTTACCCATTCTTCGAAATTCGGTGTTTTGAAAATCTTCGTCATAGTCTTGCAGTTCGTCCGGTTGAGAATCATCGGTTTTACATTCTCGAAGAAATAAGCGACGAAACATTCTTCTTTCTTTCCAGATGTACCGACTACCTGTTCTTTTTTCGTTTCCCGTATGGTGAGAATTATATCTTTCCCATCCGGTAGGCTGTAAGCGCCTAGATAGTCATAATTAAATTGAGTTTTCCAATGTGTCATTATCGTGTTGTGTTATTACTATTCGTTTCTTTATTATCTCCTGTAATCTTATCCAAAAAAAGATCAAGCGCTTTGATACATTTATCCGGCAATTCCTTTGATGCTTCGTTTTGACGCAAATAGTTTATCGTTTCTCCAATACCTATAATGCGATACATCTCTTTTGTTGTAGGGGTAAAAATCAATATTAAAAGAGAAATTGCAATAATAACATAGGATACTTTTTTCGCTTTATATATCCCTTTGTCGATACATTCTTTTTCACTATAAGATTCGACATTCGATTCGATAAATACATAAACCAACCATACAAGTGCAACTATAAGTATAATTACAAAAGTTACATTTACAGCATCTAGCCTTTCAATCCAATAAAGTTCATTCATTTTGTTTTGATTTTAAAAAGTCATTATTAAAATTATCCGATTCACCCTGATAAAGCGACTCATAACAGTGAGCGCAAACCGTTATTATCTTCGTGTCGCGTCTGCCACGTTCATACGTTTCGACTTCTAATTCAATCTCTTCTCCCGGTTCGATTTCCTCGCCGCAATCTTCACAAACTAGAGTATCAGCAGGACACGCGCCAAGAACCGTGCATATTCGACAATTACCGATACATTGAGGATTCGCCGCCATGTCGTTTCACATTTAGATAGTTACAAACTAGCACATAGACAAACGTGATGAATACGATCAATAGTGCGATAATCAATTTGCCCGGCTCCGGTTCGCCTTCTGCGAGGCTGCACGCTAAAAGCATTAAGAAAATAGCGGCGGGACTTTGTTTTAGTGTTAGCATAGTGTTTGATTTTATACGATCTTATTACTCTGTATGAATCTATCTATACTCGATAAATCGTACCAGATCATTTTTCCAAATTGAGAAAAGGAAACTAGTGCTTTTTCTCGTAACGTTCTCAAAAAATCATCCGAGCATCCTATATAGGATTTTGCTTCATCTTTACTAAGCCACTTCTTTACTATTGGCTCAACTTTTCCGGTTACTCTAGTTCGTCCCATTGCCGTATTATTCTTTGCGTTCAACATAAATGTTATCTCCGTCGATCCAAGTTTTAAAAACTTTTCCTTCATCGGTTTTTAAATCGGACGCGGTCGTTCTCACTGATTTTCTGCGGTTGCGTGGAAAGTAGGTTTGTCTCCCTACTTCCATCGCTTGCAGTGTCGGTTTAATTGGTGTTGTGTTCATTATCGTGTATCGTATTATGCAGGGCTTTCACCCTGCTGTTTAAACTTATATTGCTGCTTTCAACTTTTTTATATCTCTTATTAGTTTTTCTTGCCTTGCTACTTCATTATCTGCCATTTCGTCAAGCCCGATACTTGCATACCATTCTGCATTGTTAATAGCCTCTTCTAATGCTATTTCTTTTTGTTCAATTAACGCATTAATGGCGTTCTTATCACGGCTTTCGATTAATATCTCTAAGTCTGTCTTTCTGGTTAAAGTCGCTTTCATAATCGTATCTATTATGTAGCCCCGAAGGGCTACGGATTAATATTAAATCTTCTGGTATCCGAATGAGTTCATAAACTTCTCCGCGCCTTTGAACGTTTTGAAAGTCTTGCTACTAGAAAGCGTACACGCTAAGAATCTTTGTCCGACTGTTGTATTAATTAAACTTACACAACATACTGTTTCACTTCCCGCTTTTTTAAATTCTACGTCTCCGATCATTCCTGCTTTCATAATTCTATACTTTTATTTGTTATTTCTTGATTGATTGATTAACTTTGATGCGACAAAGATAGAAGTTATTTCGCAAAACGCAAAACAATTCGCGAAATAATTTCGCAAAACGCAAAATTATGACTAAAAAAGAAAGATTAGAGGCGATAATCGACTACTACAGCGATGGAAAGCCCTCCGTATTTGCGAAGTATATAGGTGTAGCTCCGTCAACTATTAGTTCATGGCTATCAAGAGATACGTTAGACTACGATCTAATTTTCGCAAAATGCGAAAATATTTCTTCCGATTGGTTACTTACCGGAAAAGGAGAGATGATAAAAAGCAATCCTAACATTCAGATACTAAATGAACCAAAGACAAAGGAAAAGAAACTAACTGAACAAGAAGTTTTATTATACGATGTTAGTGCAGCCGCAAATTTAAAAACACTGTTTGATAACAAACGACAAAATATACTAGGTAAAATTAGCATCCCAGATATGCCGCGTTGTGATGGTGCTGTATATGTGACAGGTGATAGTATGTATCCTCTTCTTAAATCTGGTGATATTATCGTATACAAAGAACTGCACGACTTTCAAGAAGTCATTTACGGAGAAATGTATTTAGTTTCCTTCGACCTCGACGGAGACGATTTTTTGACCGTTAAATATGTGAATCACTCGGATAAAGGAGATGATTTTGTCAAGCTAGTAAGTCATAACGCATACCACGATCCGAAAGATATTGCACTTAGTAGAGTCCGCGCGATGGCGCTCGTTAAGTTAAGCATTAGAAAAAATACAATGATGTAAACCGTAAATAAACAAAACAACATGAAGAAGCTACTATTATTAGCGATATTTTCACTGCTTATTTTGCCTGCAAATTCGCAAAGTAAGTACGAAAAACAATCTAATGAGATCATCGAATTATTCGACTCTATAAAATCGAATTTCACAGAAACGGAAGAAGGAATAAAAATAATCAAAGTTGTAGAACTCCCCAATATAGAAAAAGATAAGATATACATTGCAGCGCTAGAAGCTCTATCTAATATATATAAAGACTCTAAGGAAGTCATACAAAATAAAGACAAGGAGTTAGGAACAATTTTTGGGAAGGGAATCTTTTTCGAAAGTAGCATGTCAACATGGGGTGTATTAACAGAATCTAAATGCAAGCACGCAATCAAAATAGAAGTAAAAGATTATAAATGCCGCATTTCGATACAAACAGACGAAATAGAAAACACTGTAAAAAATGGAGTATCAGGACAAACGATAAGCAAAAATAAATATAAACTAAAATCATTTTTTCCTTTTTGGAAAGAATGTCCGATGAAACATCGAAAGGCTAGTTTCTCAAATATATGGTTCTGTTATGCCCACACTGTAGGGGCGGCAGAAACTTTCGAAAAAGAGATAATGACAATTGCCAATAATAGCGATAAAGATAATTGGTAATGCCAATCTCTAAAATAGTTATCAACCACTAAAACAAATCATCATGGGAACATTTTTCGGCTTCATCGCGGCATTATTCGCCGTACTTCAAATCGTCCTATTCTTCAAAATCTGGGGAATGACGAACGACATTAGAGAAATCAAAGAAAAGTATCTATCCTCGACCGATCCAAAGAAAAGCGTATCGCTCTCCAATAATCAACCGACCGAATTTAGTATAGGCGAATTGGTCGTAGAGATAAAGACGAATAAGCAAATGCGGATCAAAGAGATTACACAGGACGGAAAGTATAGTTGTTATACAGGCGGAGGCGCTTCACATGAGGGCGACTTTACGGCGGCGGAGATTAAGCGCTTTAATTCGTAATTCAATAATCAAAGAAGTAAATCACTAAAAAAAAACATTATGAATAAACTATTAACGTTATCACTTACAATAATCTTTGCCTCATTATTCTTTCAATCATGTAGTAACGAAGAGCAGGATTTGCCCGAAGGCGAAAGCCCTAACGTACCAGATAAAGATAGTAGTATAGACTTTGACGGAAAGACATATTGCACATGGATTAAGGACGCATCGTATTATATCGGTATATATAATACAGAAACAAAAGACAAGATCGCCGAGATTCCAACTGTAATAGAAGGAGGACTTAATCAAACGGCGAATATGCATTACGGAGAATCTAAAGGCTATACGATTAATGGATGTTATATTTTAGATATAAAAAAGAATGAGAAAGATATATATATATTACTAGAATACTCCGAAGATAAATACGAATTAGGAATTACAGAACTATTAATGTTGCGCGATAATAAAATCACGAAACGAATAAAATATACTAATGGGATAGGTAGACCGAATAAGTTAATATATTGGTATGATAAAGAGATAGTAGCAACGGCAAATGGAGATTTATCGAAATATGCTAGTGATGATTTCTACATTTATAGTAGTGGATTGGATTTAGTATATAATTCATCGGAAATGTCAAATTATTATTTTTTCCTCAATACGCATCCTGTCGATACTTATCGGTTTATTTGGATACTCGATGATTATATCCGTTTAAAGGATATTAAAAAAGGATTTGACGAGTTATGGTCGTACAAATACACAGACGAAAATGTTGTTATTAAACAAAAGGAGATTAATGTTAACGGGGAAACCGTTGAGATTAGCATGGAATTTGTCTATAAGGATGGTTCCAAAGAAATAAAGTCGTTTAAATTAAATCTCGAAGATGGTTCTCTAATCGAATAAACCCGAACAACATGAAAAACTGGATTAAGTCATATTGGAGCAACTGTTTGTCGATCGCTGCGATTATATGCAGCGTTGTCGCTATTTGCGTTTCGTTACCATCCGCACCGGAGTTAGGTATAGACTATATCGGGGTGATAGTAGGGATTTTATCATTTCTTGTAACATTGCTAATAGGGTGGCAGATATACAATGCAGTAACAATAGAGAAAAGAATAAAAGGTGAAGTTGAACGAACTAGAAATGAAATTGATAGCTATTTCAATAAGCAAAAAGTAGAAAATCTATATATGCTAACAATAGTCAATGGAATTTCGCAGAGTAGAATGGACGTTATGGAGAAAAAATATGATAGTGCGCTGTTTTGCTGTATATATACAATAGATGCAGCATTAAAAGCTAACACGCCGGATATTGCACAAACATGTCTTAATATGGTTATTGATTCAATCATTCCCGGCTTTAAAAGGCAAATGACAAAGGAAACAGCTAAAGAGAACAAAGCTAATTATATTCAAATTCTAAAAAAAATGAATGATGACAGAGTTATTGATCTGATTGTATATCTACGCTCTCTTTAGCTCTTAGAATTATGTGATTCATCATATTTGTATATATTTTAATGCCATCATTGCACATTTCCTCTAAATCCTTTTTCTTTAGTTGGTATTTTTGTTCTTCTTCATCCTCTTGCTTGCATTGATAAGTAAAGAGAGCCATAATAAACAAAATAGTAGAGATGGTACAAATAGTTATCATACCAAGAAAACAAAAATCAACTGCTGTCATAATAGTACTTTTTCTATTAGCCGGATAAACTAGAAACAGATAGCTTAAATTCAAACAAATAATATTTGCTATTTCTGATAGATTGATTAACTTTGTATTGAAAACGTTCTTTGATAAAGATGAAATATAAGAGGTGATATTTATAAGAAAGGACATGAGTATCGTTTTTTAATGCAAATTCGGTGCAAATAGATTTTATAAATATTATAAGATATTAATTATAAGCGTTTTAGGTGATGTAGAAAAACGCCTCTCACGCATGTAATACGAGTTCGATTCTCGTACCCACTACCAAAGAAAAAGAGGAAATGCAGTTTAACTACATTTCCTCTTTTTCTTTATAGATCTCGAAATAAGATTCCTTATCAATCCTCAACCGGACTCTATCCTCCCTTTTCTGCCCTGCCAGATTCACAAACAGATTGAAATACAGTTGGCTGAAAGAAAGGTTGGAACGATCATAAGTAATATCAAATGTCCAGGTTCTACGAAAAGAATCGAACGTTGCATACGATTGCTCACCCCCTTTACACATAAACACTTCCGGGAAAGACGTAGGAGGATAAGGCTGGAATAAACCCGCTAATTGAGCATAAATATAGTCAATCATCCATTCGTCTCCTGTTAAAGTCAATTCTCCCTTTAAACGGAGCTTGATGGCATAACTGGCAGTCACGTCGGACGAAGTATAAACAGGAACCTGGCTTTCTGCCGGATAGTTGCCGTCTTTATATCCAAGACTCATCGTTAGTTTGGATAGACCGACACCATTAAAGCCACTCACCTCCTGATCTGCCAACCGGTTTTTCAGACTGACCATAAATGTCAGTTTACCGAGCGTCGGATCACCCGGATATTGTGCAAGCGTGTCCAATACATAATCTTCGGTATTGTAACTACGGGCTATTAAATCACCCTTCCCAGCCTCCAAAGCCGGACCACCTCTTTCCACATCCACGTTGCCAACCGGATAATAAATAGCATCATTATCCCTTACGCAACCACTCAAACAGAACAGCAACACTGCCAAGCCTATTATCTTATTCATTATCATCTTACCTCTTGATTTTGCAGACAAAGATACATCTTTTTTATACCACACTTGATTTATGTCAACCGTTTTTAGTATTTTTGCACACATCAAGACAGAAAAGACATGGATACATTATTAAGAGAGACTGTAAATGCTGTTGTAAATTCCCGCTTTCCGGAAATGAGTATAGAAGGAAGACGACAGATAGAAAGTATACTGATTCGTGAAGAATTTCCCAAAGGAGCAATAGCGCTGAATGAAGGAGAAGTAGCTCATGAAATCGTATTTGTCGGCAAAGGGATGCTTAGGCAGTACTATTACAAGAATGGGAAAGACGTGACCGAACATTTCTCATACGAAGGATGTATCGTGATGTGCATTGAGAGTTTTCTGAAACAAGTACCCACCCGGCTAATCGTGGAAACCCTCGAACCTTCCATTATCTACCTGTTCCCTCGCGACATGATACAAAAATTGGCAAAAGAGAACTGGGAAATCAATATGTTCTACCAAAAGATACTGGAATACTCCTTGATTGTGTCACAGATTAAAGCAGACTCCTGGCGCTTTGAATCCGCCCGCGAACGCTATAACCTCCTGCTCGAAACACATCCGGAAATTATCAAACGTGCACCTCTGGCACACATTGCCTCTTATCTTTTGATGACACCGGAAACACTAAGCCGTGTGCGCTCCGGTGTTCTATGATTTTAGCGGCTTTTCCGGTATTCTTTAGGAGACATACCAGTGTAATGCTTGAAATACTTTCCAAAGAACGACTGGTTGGCAAAATTCAGCCGATCGGCAATCTCTTGTATATTCATACTTGAAGAATTCAGAAGTGCTTTCGCTTCCAGAATCACCAGTTCGTCTATCCACTCCCCCACCGTTTTTCCGCTGACCTCTTTTACTACTCCCGAAAGATGCTTCGGCGTCAGACACAACTGGTCAGCATAGAATTTCACGCTCCGTTCAGACTGGTAAGACT